TGATACTACTCATACCCATGTGATGCACGTTCACAGTGGTGAGATTGAGTATTTCAGTAGCACTAAACCAGAACAGATTGCATTGTTCAACAACACTGCAAGAACTGCTGGTGAGAATGTTATCATCTTCACCACATATCACTCGCTGCATCGCATTCAAGAGGCAGACATTGAAGTAAATACAATTTACTTTGATGAGGCACACAACAGCGTTCAGCGTAACTTTTTCCCTCCTACTGAATTCTTTTCTAATGATGCTGATCGTTGCTATTTCTTCACAGCAACTCCAAAGCATTCGCTGACTGTATTCAAACCAGGAATGAATGATCCTGAGGTTTATGGTCAGGTAATTTGCAACGTTCCTGCACCACAACTAGTCAAGGAAGGTTACATCCTTCCCCCTAAGGTTGTTGTTCAGCAACTGCCCCAGGGTGATTTCAAGCAGTCTGATTCCAAGAATCTGTTGGACACTATTGATGATAACGAGATCGGCAAGATTCTGATTGCTGCACGTTCCACAAAGCAGATTGTCCGTCTTGTGACTCAATCTGACTTCTGTGCTCAGTTGCACGAACGTGGTTATCACTGGATGTTTATCACTAGCAAAACTGGTGCTATCATCGACGGCAAGAAAGTATCTCGTGAAGTATTCTTCAAGACTCTCAATCAGTGGGGCACAGAAGAGCACCGTAAGTTTGTTGTGATGCACCACTCTATTTTGTCTGAAGGCATCAACGTTAAGGGTCTTGAAGCGGTCTTGTTTATGCGTAACATGGATTACATCGGCATCAGTCAATCAATCGGTCGTGTGATACGTCTAGGAGGCGATTCCAAGACGTTTGGACTAGTTTGTGTGCCTGTCTTTGATAAAGTAGGTATCAGCACTGCTAGAAGCGTTCAGGCGGTTGTTGATACTGTCTTTGAAAAGGGTCAACCTGCTATCTCTGAGGTCCGTCGCTGATTGCACCTCTCTAAAACTATGCTATAATAGTATGTACAAATTGGAGCAAGTTCCATGCAATGCGATGTAAAATGCTATGTGTCTGGTAAGGTATTCAGCGTCAAATGTCTTGCTAAGGACTACAACGAGGCAAAAGAAGTAGCACTTGCTCAACATCCTAACGCACGTATTATGGGCGTGACTGCTGTTTTTTCTAATTCAAATCCATGACTACTGAGAAACTGTGGAAAATCATCATCCTTGAAACAACAGGATGGAATAATATTGAAGAACCAAATTGTGTGAAACTGTCGAAAGAACAGTGTACTGACCGTATAGAATCACTACTAGCGGAAGGTTACAATCCAAATCATATTAGAGCAGTTCCTGATGCTTGAACTCCCTACTGATTTTCCACATCAATCCCCAGACAATTACTCTTACAAAGTTGAACAATTTAAGAACAATGTCCATGCAATTTGGTTGCATCACCATAAAGATTATGTGTATAGTAGTGATCCTGTCCGCACTATCTGGGGATTCTTTAATACAAAGAAAGGAGAGTATATCTCCCCCATCAATTCAAAAAAACCTGGCAAAGTAGTTGATATTAAAAATACAACTCCTTACACATCAATGCAACTAAACCTCAACCCCTTAGAACATGCCTTATACTCCGCAAATTGATGACTACGTGATATGGGAAAGATCAACCGGACACATTGATAAGGGTTGGGTTTATTTTGTTCATAATGATTATATCACAATTGAGACTGGTGTAAAGGATAAACCTAATTGTGAGTATACAAGAGAAGAGAAACATAAAAAGATTCATATCTTAGTAGTATGTCATAATTGTTATTGGAATGATTTGAAGTATATAAAGAACAGGCGAGTAGACAGTTGACGTAGTGGCACAAGGGAGGTTTCAGACCTCCCTTTTTCGTGTATATTAAAGGAGTGGAGGGGACACCCACCACGATCACCACAACTCTTTAAACATGGGAACACGTTCACGCATCGGCATTCAACTTTCAGATGACTCTATTCTTTCTGTTTATCATCATTGGGACGGTTATCCTGAGTGGTTGGGTCGGATACTTAAAACGCACTACAATACAAAGGAGAAAGTATCAGAACTGATTGACGGTGGTGATATGAGCACTTGCTGGGATGAAAACAAACTGCCAGAGTATTATTCTGCTCGCGGTGAGAATTGCCCCCCATATCTTGACAATAGCATCGTAGAATACCTTGCTAATGGTGAAGAATACGCTTACATCTTTAATCGTAAAGGTGAGTGGGTAGCATTTGATCGTCATGAGTTTGATGATAAAGACCCTGAGATTGTTTCTATTCCTTCCTGTGCTCTTGCTGCTTGACAGCAGGGCACTGCCCCTAGTATAATTTAATCAGTCTCATCTGTTCTCATGCAGGAAGTTCAAATCACAGTTGGCGTCCCTGACTATTATCATGATGACCAATTGTCTGAGGATTTCGACAAGTTCATTGAACGTGTAGTCGTTGAGTCTACTCAACTCGGAATGTCTCTTCCATATTATCTCCTTGAATTCTGTGAATAGTTTTACACTACATGATGACCTTTCAGGTAAAGATGTTCAACTTTCGTGGGCGGATGTCTGTGCATTGATTATCAGTGCAGAGAATCCTTCTGAGTTCATCTCCAATAAAGACAAGCAACAACTTAACCAAATCGCAAACCAATTCAGAGAGTTTATTGACTAATGATTGAAACTATTATTGGCAATCCCCCATACCGTAACATTGACAGCACTGATTTCATGCAAATGGTAGAAGAATGGGAACAAGAAGGTGTCGTTGAAAGTATTGATAACGATACATTAAAACTACTAAAAGAGTTCTAATGTTACAGAACTTTGCTAGAACCGCTACATATAGTGAGAGGGAGAAGAGAATTAATCAACTTCTTCTAGCACAGCAACAAGTTGAGAACCTGTTACTTATTAGTGAATATTTTGACTACAAGAAATATCTTAAGCAACATTTGTTCAAGGTAAAATACGAACTTGAAAGACAGTCCGGTAACCTTGACAAATCTAAACAACCAGACTAGAATCAAAACACTACCACGGACTTTCTCATGACACGAACACTCTCTAAGAAACTCACACGTTATCGTCTCACTTTAGACGTGATGATTGATAACTCAGCAAGTGAACCACCTTCACGATGGGAGTGGGAAAAGTTACTCCAACTTCAAGGAAACGAACAGGTAAATGATGTTTATGTTGAGAATCTTGGAGACTATAAAGTCTAGTAGATCGCATTTCAAAGTGTCACATGAGGGGTTACGACCCCTCTTTTTTATGCTATACTGATTTTAGGTTACAACCAGTCATGTCAAGTACCACCATTGAACAACTTAGCGCCACCATTGAGGCAGACGTTGCAGACATTTTGCGAATAAATGATGTGTCGGATGAGATTATCAATCTTGTATGTGATACTATTGTTGAACATTTTGCATATGCAATAACTAATGACCAGTAAAGAAAAACTTCTATTTGTATCATCATTCATCTGGTTTCTCCATTGGGGCACATGTCTAGCATCTACCATTCTGGATACGGTTATTCTAAGAAACTCTGTGAGGATATTACCTCTTGGTTTCTGAATAAGTATTACCCACGTCATAAAATTGATGTGGATATTGATCATCGAGGATTGAAGAGTGAGGGTGTCTATGGATACTGTGATTTTATTGATAATAAATCTAAACCACGACACTTTGTGATTGAACTTCAGACCCACATGAATCAGGAAACATATACAAAAATACTTTTTCATGAACTGACGCACCTGTCTCAGTGGGTAGACGGTTCTCTCACTTTTAAACATGGAAAAATGTGTTATTGTAAAGAACCAGTCGAAAACTACGACTATGTGAACCAACCACATGAAATTGAAGCACGAGAGAGTGAATCAGTTCTATATGGTCTTTATCTAAATGAGAAAGAGAGTGTGCCAGTTGGTTGAAGTGTCCACTATTCTGGCACAGCACTCAAAATCATGTATTATTAAACAGTTGATCGGAAATTGATGAGCATCTACAACATTGGTCAAGAAGACAAACCTAGGTGGTTTGGATGGGGACAGACTGAAGGTCCATTGATGATTAAAACACATGGCATTCCTCGCATTGGTAGTGACTACAATAAAGCAAGAGATGCACTTGTAAAATATACTGAACTTGGATTTTATGAAGGTGTGGATGTAACAGACCACAAGATTAAAAAATTTGTTCTGAAGATTCCTGGAATCAGACAGGTTGGAACTGAGTCATATGAATGCCTGCCGAAATATCCTATCAATCCCGAAATGGTGAGGGAAATGGTAGAGAAGCAGTTTTTCTCTAGAACTCCTGCCACAAAAGAACATCTTGAACTTCGCAAACATCAGAAAGAGTTTCTAATTAAATCATCTTGGCAAGAATGGAAAGAGTTTTTATTATTTGCCAAGTGTCGGTCTGGTAAGTCTGTAATGGCATTATCGCACATTGTGGATAAGGGTTACAAGTGCTCACTTGTTGTATCAAGATATAAGTCACCCATGCAATCATGGAAGAAAGATAGTAAAGAATATAGCAACTTTAGAAATCTTATTTTTATTAATACTAGAGATAAGGATTACCTTCAACAGATTGAATTTTGGTACAATACAGACAAGCAGATTATCCTTTGGTCTACTATTCAAGGATATCGTAAAATTCTTACTTTACCCGTTGATGTTGATCTATTAATCTATGATGAGGCACACGTAGGATATAATAAATCTCAGTGGAATAAAGTATGTGAGGCAACTAAATGTCCTGTGCTATATGTGACTGGAACAGCATACAAATTGCTTTGGGATTTTACTGATGACAATTCATATACTTACTCATATTATGAAGAGCAACTGGATAAGAAGAAAGGACTGAATAATTGTCCTTCAATGAAGGTTATCCTTGCTAAGTATGAATCTTCACAGTATCAGGCAATCTTTGGTGATGACCCTGATGCTATGAGGAATATGTTCAATGTTGATAGTGAGGACAAATTTATTCACCCTGATCTTGTCAGGGAATTTGTGTCTAGTAAGTTTATTGGAGATCGTAATACTCGCTCCTATAATCGTCTGCTTAAGGATGCTACTCACCTGTATATTACATTGCCTTCAATTAAAGCATGTGATGCATTTGCAAAGTACATGAAGGGCACACGATTTGCTCCTCTAGTTGCACATGGTGATGCTAAAGTTGATGCTGATGCTATCAATAAACATATCGAAGAAAATCCTAACGGTTCTTGCATCTTAACTCGAACTGCTAATGTTCTCGGTGTAACTGCTAAACATATTGATACTATCATAAACTGTGCAGAGGGTAGCAGTATTGAATTCTGGACACAATTTGCATTCAGAGGTGGTTCTAGTGAGCATGATTGGCAAGTGATTGACTTTTGCCCTCAGCGTTGCTTAGAGTCACTCAGGCAGACATATATTGCTGCCTGTGATAGTAACTCAGCGGTAGCAGAGTATAACTTTACCGATTACGTTTGTATTACTGAGTGGGAGGATGGGTTTACTGAACTTAGTGCCGACCAAGTTAATGAGATTCTAGCGGCAGATGTGGGTAATGCTATCCGCCTGGTTTCTAGTCTTGTAAGTACACTTGACTACAGCAAATTGCGTGACCTTGACTTTAACCTTGATCTTAAACCTACTGGTGACAGTGTTACTAAGCGTGTTCAACTTAATGACAATGGTGCTAACGGTAATTCAAATTGGACTTGTCAGCGATTGACTAGGAGAGAGAAAGATGAGATTTACGTCAAGATTGATACGGTTCAATCTATTCTAGAGCGTATTCCCTTGGTGTTATACCATGCCATTGAATCCGGTGAACTCATGAATAGTATAGACTCAGTGCTTAATTCACCTCATTACAAGCATGTTACGCTTGATGATGAGAACATTATTGAAAAAGCAATAGATCAAGGCATTCTCAACAGAAAGAGATCAAGTAAGCGAATCTCTACAGCATATGTTGACATACAACATGCAATTAAGGAAGATGATGTTGCGACACTTGTTGAACTGTCCACATCAGCACAGTCTCAGAAACTTATTCCTGTAGAATTGTTTGAGAACATGCTTGAACTATGAAACTTATAGTTGTCGGTGATCCTACTGGAGTTCATACGAAACTTAGTATTCGTAAGTATGCTCCAGAGGATATTACTATCTGGGAGAATGACCCACGTCACATCTACACAATCAACCAAATATGTGATAGAATAAATGTAACTACTGACCTTGATGAATTTAATCCCATGGATTTTGATCTTTGTATTGGCAACCCACCATATTCTGACAGGTCAGAAACTAATGGTGTTGATGTGGGTGGGAGTGGCAAGAGTTTAGATGATAAGTTTACACTCAAAGCAATGACTCTAGCACCTAGAGTTAAACTTATTATTAGAGCAAAAGAATTTAGTAAAGTCAATTCAAAATTCAAACAACAACTATTTGCTGGTAATCATTTGAGATCTATCACCCGTCTCGATGAAAGTACGTTCCCAACTATTCAAAACACAGTCACATGTGTTATTGATTGGGACCGTAATTATGTTGGGGAGACTGTCATCACCTATAAAGATGGCACTGTAGAGAGTAAACTGTTGAGCAAAGAATCTGTTGTAAAGTTAGACAATCCAGATTATGTTGCGACTGTTTATAACAGTATGAAACGCAGATATTTTAGGGGTAAAATTGCTAGACATGAGATAAATGATGATAATGATGGAACGAGAATAGTAGAGATTATGGGTAAAGGTGACAATCAAATCATTCGTAATACAACATCACCTCACACAGTAGGATTAAATCAGCATGGAGTTGTGTTGAACTATAATTCATCATGGAACGGATTAGATAAGATGTATGTCAAAGAATACGACACATGTTTGAGTCAAAGTGTAATCATGTTAAAGACAGATTCAGTTCAAGAAGGTGAGAGGTTGATAGAATACTTAAAATCTGATAAAATAGTAGAACTAATGAAAGGTGTTAAATCCTCCTTTAGTAACAGTGGGAGAGTATTTGATAGCATCCCAGATTACATCGATTAATAATATGGCAAAGAACACACACAATGAGAATGTAGGGTCTGAAGTTGTCAGGTCTGATGATAGAATCAAGGAGACTGGTGAGGTATTCACACCACAGGAATTGTGTGCTGAGATGGTATCAGAGATCCCTCAATCTGTGCTACTAAATGAGAACAGCACATTTCTCGACAACTCGGCGGGGTCAGGGAACTTTATGCTAGCACTCCAGACAGAATTATCGAAATATCACTCTTTAACACATATCAACGACAATATGCTCTATGCTGTAGAGTTAATGCCTGATAATCATGCTGAATTGTGCAATAGACTCGGTGTTTCGGTCGATCATCCACATTTTGTGTGTGCGAATGCATTAGACTATGATTATTCTTTCGGTCAACCCCTAGGACTAGAACAATTCTTTACATAGATGTGCCACTTGATCAAAGTGTCCACTAGAACAGCACAGAGGGTCAAAATCGTGTATATTAAGAGAGTCAAAGGAACGCACCAAAATGACGACACTGAACCGCCACGACGAAGCAATCCGCCGCCTTGCTGCTGGTTTTGTTTCTGAATTTGCTGAATTTGCGGCAGGTGACGAAAGAATGCATGAGTTAATGATGGAACTCGCTAGTGAGTTCGTTGATGCCAATCTTCCAATTGTAAAGGAAGATGATTCTACTGACGTTGCTTATGAGTTAATGGTTGGTATCACAATCCGCACCGTGTGATACTTTACAAGGTGTCCACTCCAGCGGCACAGCAGACCAAAACCGTGTATATTAAGAGAGTCAAAGGAACACAACCCAATGCCACCAATGACTAAAGAAACACTGACTGACGACACTACAATTCATGAATGGCAATTTGAGTTCTATTCAACAAGTGAGGAAGAATGGTTAGACTTTGGTTATTGGACTCTTTCCGATGATGAACAATCAGCAATCGAAATGCTGTTGAAAGATGAAGATAATGCAGTTGACTATTTGAGTTGTAACCTTAAAACATGGACATACGAAGAATTTAAGAAGAATCAGGGTGAGAACAGTCTAGAACTGATTCGTGATTATTAATTAACACAAAACAATTTAACATGAAACAAACCAAAGATCTATCAATGAAGAATAAGAAAGAAGAACTCTTTCTTGCATACTTTGATGCATCAGAAGAAATGAAACAAATTAAAGAGGAACAAAAGATCTTAATTGGTATTTGTTCCTTCCTGTTCATTCTAACCATTTTCTAAATTATCAATGTTCAACACCACTTCCGATCTGTTCAAGTACAACAACACCAACGAACATGATGAAATGATTGATATCATGGCAGAGACATTGTTCAATGCAATGACTACATGTGCGGGTGATAATCGTGATGGTGATGCGATTGCGTGTTATCAAGAATGGGTCGTTGATGGTATAGATCCACAAGATGGTGATGTAGAGATATATTTCATGCAAGATCTTACAGCAGAAGGGATAGAGAATTAAAGATTGCTTGTGCCAGTTCGCAAGGTGTCCACTATTCTGGCACAAGGCATCAAAACCGTGTATATTAAGAGAGTCAAAGGAACACACCACATGCAAATCTCAAATTCCATCTGTATCGTTGATTTCTTCCCTGAGGCATTCATTGCTGAGTCTGATGACATCAAGGGCATGAAAGTTGTGGTCAAACGTTTCAACAAGCGTGTGACATTCATTGACAACGGTGCTAAGTCTTATAGCACTGTGACAGCACTCACAGCACGTAATGAGTGGTCAGAACGTATTGCTAACGGTGCAACAGTAACTGACTTTAACACCGACAAGATGCCACGTTCTGAGTATACTCCGATGGCATGTGTGGGTTGATGTTGTATAACATCCGCATAGAGTATAGAGATGGTCAAGTCACTAGATTTGACCGCAAGAGTAACATCAAACCTCTAAATGCTCACAAACTGAATGATAAACTCTTCCATGAATTCAATGGATGGGACACTATCAAAGAGATCACTTCTACTCCTGCTAACTAACATCATGCCAACTGACTTTCCAATCTACAAAAAGAAACTCCCACAAGTATGGTTGGAGAATGGTAACTTTGTCATCGAATCAGACTCGTTTCGTTATGTTATTAAAGATGATCTGAAACTGTTGTTTAAGTTGTGCAGACGTTTCAAAACTGATGCAATCGCACAAACTTACGTCACTAACTAACACTTTTTTTCAAATGATGACTATCAATCAAATCGATCAACTCAAGAATGCTTATGCGGAGATGATTGTAGAGGGTATGGATATGAACACTCTGATTACATTTGCTGTTGAAAGTATTGAACAGAATCTTAAGGATTATAATATGGAAGAGTTAAGAGGAGAGATTATCGATTGCTATGGTTTTGAAACTTGGTCTGATATGAATTCATAATTAGCACTCACTAACACTCACTAACACAAACTCATGAACTACACTCTCAAGCAACTTCAAGACCGAGTATCACAAATGATTGAAGAACAGGGAGAAGATGCAGAATGTGCGGCATGGATTTATACTAAGAATGATTGTCATTTGAAGGATGAAGATGGTGAGATTGATTATAACAACAATGTAGAAGATCCTGAGGTTCTTAAACGTATTTTCTATCAAGTTGATAGTGTTGATTACATCTATACTGTGATTCAAGATGCAGTAGATGAAGCAACAGAGGAGCAACTAATGTTACAACAGCAGGAAATGGTGGAGGTAGGATGAGATTCACACAATATTTTTTAAGTGGGATATGTATTACTTTTGTGATCATGTCTTACTTAATGTTTCTTGCTCATCGTGATAGTCAGATGATGAACTATTATGATTCAACTATTCAACAAGTAAAATGAACACAACAACACTTGATCTTTTTTGCAACGATAACAATGAGGACAATGACATTCGAGAAGTGTTTGATAGTGCATTAGAAGAACAAGCAGCAAAGTATGAAGTTACCGTAGATTACTACATTGAAGAGTTTCTGGTGTGACAGTTGTCAAGGTGTCCACTATTCTGGCACAAGACCCTAAAACCGTGTATATTAAGAGAGTCAAAGGAACACACCCCGACACCCCCATGAAATTTCAAGTCATTCGTCCTTTTAGCATTGTAACCAAAGGTAAAAGTAAGACATATATGATGGGTCAACGTATTAGCGAAACTGCGTATCATAATCTTTCACAACGTCAGCAGGGTTATTTGTTATCTGCTCGTGCTGCGAGTGGTCGTGTACCTTATACAAGAGAGGAAATCACTTGTATTGTTTCTGCATATTTACAGAACGATAATCGTATATTTGTCAAGGAAACATTTGAGCAAAACTTTCCCAAGAGTCGTCATACTAGCGATAGTGTAATGTTTCAAGCATGTCTTCTTGAAAATCTTGATAATACAAAACCCAGTCAATCTGGTTCATATCACATCACTAATTTAGTGGTTCAAGTTGCACAAGAGATCGATTCAAAGCGATTTGGCAATTCAAATATTGATAGCAAATTAGACATATTACTTGCGAGTCTGTGACAGTTGTCAAGGTGTCTACTATTTCCCCACAAGACACCAAAATCGTGTATATTAAGAGAGTCAAAGGAATTCAACTCATGAAACGCACACCACTGACAAAACAAGAAGTCTTGAACATTCTTGCACGTTGCACGACTGGGAATCAAATGATTTCATCTTTGGACAATCTTAAGTTTAATGGTTTCATCAAATGAGAATCGCATTCACTCTCATCATTGTGATCTTAGGTGCGAATCTACTTGTAGACCTCCTAGATTCTAATATGATGAATCTCATCGAAGAGCGTAATCAATCCATCGAAAAACTTCTCAATGACAACTGATTTCCAATCTTTCAAAGAGCAACAAGACGCAAAGAATATGATTCAATTGAACGTCACAAAGTATNNNCTTATGCTATGTGATGCACTACAACAAAACTATCAACGTCAACATCCAAATGGTCGTAACTATTCTTATGCATTAGTCTCTGGTCGTAAGTATCACAAACTGATGCAATGTGTAGATGGACAGACTGAATCAGTACATGCTTTTATTGATAGAAAGACTGGTGAAGTATACAAACCTGCATCTTATAAAGCACCTGCTAAACATGTAAGATATAATCTAAACATCATCCAAGAGAGAGAAGAATGTTTAGAGAAATGTGATTGGGCAGGATCATATCTCTACATTAAATAACCCTTACTCAATCACACTAACTAACAGACACGTTTGCAACGTATCATCAACCAAACCATCATGACTGACACAATCATTCTAACATCAGAAGAGCATGGATGTGCTTATTCCATTGATAGTGAAGGAACGCTATTCTATACACCAATGTTACAAGGAGGAGGCATAGAAACAGAGGAATGGAGTGAGGTTGATCATATGGCAATGTTAGGAGAAGAGAAGGAAGTTCAAGACGTGATTAATACAGTGCATGAGCAGTTGATTACACTTAATAAGGCGCTAGGTTGGTATTATCAAAACTAGTAGTCTCTCTAAGCACTAATACTTACTGAAACGTCTAAAAAGACTTAAAAAACGTTTTTAAATGCCTTTATAAATATAGTTTGCTTTTTTATAGGTTTTCAACAACCCCTGTGGATAACCTAGTGTTTAATGTTAGTATTGACTGTTATTCTGTGGAAAAGTATCATTTAATCCATCTTGCTAATACTCTCTAAAACCTTATAAATGTGCTCTGCCCTTGTTGTCTTAGCACGCATAATAACGAGAGTCAAGTATAAACCTCCAAACCCCCACAAAAATTCACACAGACCCCCAAAAAACAACCAATCCCCGAACTGTCACAAGCAACCGGCACAGACCTCAAAATGCTGTATTGTAGAGGAATGAACAACACTACTCAAATGCAGACCTACACCGACCCTTGCACCTATGCCATGCAGAGCGACATGCGCCAACTGAAAGAAGAGATTGCCTCAGACCTGAATCTCTTCCTTGTCGAGATGATGCCAGACCTAGAGGTTTCGGTCGATTGGGTCTGCGAGCGTTGGGGACTGGATTGCAGCGATGAACTCGTGGATTTCGTTGCAGACTGCCATGATGCATGTTTCGGCAACTGATACCCGATAGCGTGTGCCGGTCACTGAACAGGCACACAAAATAGGCACGGCACCTCAGATGCTGTATTGTATTAACAAGTCAAACAACCAACTCAAATCATGCGTAAGATCGAAACCCAGATGAACGCC